CCCACGCGCCTGTACTTCGAGGCGCACGCAGCTGAGAGCGGTTATACCGTCAGCGTGACGGATGAGGTTGTGACCGGCGGCGCGGAAGAGGTCTGGTACGACCTGGACTACGGGCGCGTCACGCCAGGGTCGGTGACTGTCACCAGCAACCCGGCAGGCACGGGTTACACCGAGAACACCGACTACGTGATCGACTACGCAGGCGGCAGGATCAAGTTCCTGACGGCAGGTGCAATCAACACCAACGATGTACTGGTTGACTACACCTACACCGCAATCCGCAAGGGCGAGATGGCGCCGATCGAACGCGCGAAGATCTCCCTTAGCTACATCACCGTGACGGCAGCCGCTGACCGATTGGCTGACCAGATCAGCCGCGAGGCAGTGGTCTTCAGCCGCTCGCAACTGGGTTATGACGCGGTCTCGCGCACGATGGCGAGCCTGATCCGCCAGACGCAGCGCAAGATCGACCAGGGCCTGTTGTACATGGCGCTGACAGCGGTCAAGAGTGTGGCCAGCAATACTGGCGGCACCTGGACGACCGGCAATGATGAGACCGATTATGACGACTTCGTGCGGCTGATCGGCGAGACAAAGGTCATCGTGGCAAACCGCTTCTATACCCCGACCTACATCCTGATGAGCGTCACCAACGCGGAAGACCTGAGCAACTGGAAAGGCTTCAAGCGCGACGGCTTCCCGAACGCGGTCCTAAATGCGGCTGGCTTCGCTGGCGGCGTGAAAGGACTGCCCATCTTTGCCAGCACCGAGTTCCCGGACACCACCGTTGTGGTGGGCAACCGCGAGCTGGTGATGTACCGCGTGTTCCAGCCGATGATCATCAAGGGGCCGTACCCCACATACGACGTGAGCGGCGGCACATCCAAGCTGGTGGCAGCTGACCAGTACTACACCGAAGAGTTCAACGTGACCGAAAGCCCCGTGGAAGAGAAGGGCGCTTTCCTGACGATTGCTGCTGGATCGTAACCTGACCCCCCTTAGTCCCCCCAAATATCCCGCAGGGTATTTGGGGGGAGATGGGTAGAAATTATGGCAATTACTTTAGCGACATTGATCAGCAGGTTGCAGGCGGATGCGCCTGCGGTGGATGGCGTGCCGAGCACAGACCAGTACACGCGCGCGATCAAAGACGCGGTGGCGGATTTTTCGCGGCGCTGCGGGACGGAGAAGATCGACACGTTGAACGTGGTCTCAGGGACGGCGGCTTATTCGCTGGCGGATGACTTCCTGAAGCTGATCATGCTGGAGAGTTTCGCCACGGCAGACGGGGTGCTGATCACAGCAGCGGGAATCATTCCGCTGGATACGACCTGGGAAGAACGCTGGACGGTGCGCGGGACGACGATCACGTTCTACCCGACGCCCAGTTATACGATGGCACGGGATTATCGCTACAAGGCGGCCTGGATTTTGGATGATGGCACGTATGATGACATGGGGGAGGAGGAAGCGGGCATTATTTTGTTGAGAGCACAAGCGATCTGCCTGACGAAACAGTCAAACACGATGGCGCCGGAGGCTTTCAGCTACCAGCAGGGCGATGTGAGCGTCAATACGGGCACGCAGACGCTGGCCGTGCGCGCGCAGTTGGACGCGGTGGAAAAGCAATACGTCGAGGCCTGCGAGAAGTACAACGGGAATTATGGAGTTTTAGCGTGAGTGTTGCAGCCTTGATTACGAAGGTGCGTAATTTGCGCAGCGAGAGCATCACTTTGCGACGCGGGAGCGGGACGGTGACAGCCCAGACGATGCGGGTGGAACGCACGTCAAAGGGCAGGCTATTCGACAGCGACCGGGGCTCGGAACGGCGCGCAGATGTGGTGATCAATGCCGCGGTAGGCGCGAATATCGCGCTGGGGGACCGCTTCACGAGCGGCGGCATTCTTTACGAGGTGACGTTCATCAGGCCGAACAAGTCGGTGGCGACCTTTGCGGAGGCGGTAGCAATTGAATGAGCTTTCGATGGATACGACCGCCGAGCGAACTGGCGAAGGGCATCGAGCAGTATGGCCAAAAGGCGTATGTGGCTATCCACGCGGCGGCGGCGTACTGGGGGCAGGGAGTGCAGGATACGGCACGGCGGGGGGCGCGTTGGCAAGACAGGACCGGTAACGCCAGGGGCGGTCTGTTTTACGGAGTAGACGGTTTTGGAGTAGGTGAAGTAATCGGGCAGGTGGAGGCGGGCGCGAAAGCGCTCATGCGTGAAACTTCTGTGGAAAACGGCGGCCCGAACATGCTGATCATTGCTGTAGCACACACGGTTTATTATGGCAAGTTTTTGGAATTATCGAACGGAGGCAGGTACGCCATCATCATGAGCACGATGGAGCAGCGCCTGCCGCAATTGGAACGGAATTTGCGGAACATATTCAAGTAGGAGCGCCAGATGGCTTCGTTACGAGACCGGATCAATCAATTGTTTGGCAGAGCCAAGCCGCCCACAGAGACGAGCGGCTCTTCGACGTTGCAGGGGGATGTGTCGGGCTGGGCGCAGGCGCCAATGGAACTGGCGAACAAGTTCAAGGCGGAGACGGAGCGCAAGGCGGTGATCGAGGCCTGCCGCCTGATGTATAAGACCGATCCGCGCGTGAAGAAGATGATGCTGACGCTGGCGCGGGACACGCTGAAGGGCGGGTATTCGGTCAAGACGGACAACGAGCAGGCTAAGGCGGAGGCAGATGCGCTTCAGACCAGGCTGGGGCTGAACCAGAAGCTGGAGAGATATGTGCGACTGTCAGGACGGGACGGGGATTCCTTCCTACAAAATGTGATCGACGAGAGTTTGAATATCGTCAGCCTGACGAGGAAACCCACGCTGCAAATGCGCCGGGCTACAAACGATGCGGACCAGTTCGCGGACGCGACGCGGGCGTTCTGGATGGCGGACGAGATGTACTGGGGGATGGAGCCGCCCAAGACGGCCACCTGGTTCGCGCAGTGGGAGATCATCCACGCGCGCTGGGAGTGGGACGAGGAGAGCCGCTACGGTTCGCCGATGATGGCCGCCGCGACGGGGACGTTCAAGAAGGTGACGGAAGGCGAGACGGACATCGCGGTGCGGCGCAAGGTGCGGGCAGCCATGCGCTACCACCATGTGATCGAGGGCGGCCCGGCGGACGTGGAAGCCTACAAAGAGAACAACAAGGCGGCGCTGAATAATACGAACATCGCCAGCGCGGACTTTTTCTCTAACAAGCCGGGCGGGATCTCGGTGGTACAGGGCGACGCGAACATGGACCAGATCGCGGACGTGAAGCATCACATCGAGACGCTGGGGATGGCCGGGGACGTGCCGCTGGCCTTGATCGGCTACGGCGGCGACCTGAACCGCGACATCCTGGGCGAGAAGAAGGCGGAATATGAAGAGATGCTGCGCCAGGTGCGCGAGTGGGTAGTGGATGAGATGATCCGCCCGCTGCTGGAATTGCAATGGCTGCTGAAGGGCATCCTGCCGGAAGGGGTGACTTACGAGATCGTGTGGAAGCACGCGACCGGGTTGAAGGCGCAGGACTTCCTGACGATCACGGACAGCGTGCTGCGGATGAAGATCCTGGGGATCGCGGATGAAGTCATCAAGTCTATTTTGGAGAAGCAGCTGGGCGTGGACATCGGCGAGCTGATCCCGCAGGCGGACGGGGAGACAGAGAAGTTTGCGAATTTGTTGAAAGGGTTGTCGGTTTAGCCATGGCCACTTTATTGCAGATTCCTATTCTGGAAGCGAAAGAAGCGCCAAGTGTGGCGGGCGTTCCTACGTCGCGGTTGTACCGGGCGCAGTTCGTGGCGACGGCGCGCTTGCAGTTGTTCTTCACAGCCGAGACGCACAAGCTGTTCGCTGATTTTAGCGAGCAGGCCGGGAACGTGGTGAGGCGTTACGCCGATCAGGATGGAGTGCTGGACACAGTCTCTGGTTTCCGGGCGCAGCAGGCGCTGACGGGTATCTGGGGCGACGCGCTGATGAAGTGGGTGGAGTTATTGCAGGGCGCGCGCAAGGTGGCGGCGACGCTGCCGTTTGGGGGGTTGTGTGAGTTTCACCAGAGAATGATAGTGGGCGCTTCGACTATGCAGGAAAGCACTGCGCCGCTCAGTGAGGCAATCAATCAGGGGGTGTTCGATCCGCAGATCCAGATACTGCTGGACGCGGCGGCGGAATATTTATATGGGGACGGGATGAACTTATCCGGGCGCATCTGGCGGCTGGACCGGGGCGCGCGCGACGGGATGAACACGCTGATCAGCGCCGCGATTGCAGACGGTTCTTCAGCCTGGGACTTAGCCAGGAACCTGGAGCAGTTCCTGGGTGCAGACAAAGACTGCCCGCGCTGGACATCCACGCGACTGTACAAACGTTCTAAATCTGAAATCGTCGCGGGCGACATGACCGGGCTGATCACGAACGCGAACTGCGACGGGCAGGGCGTGAGCTACAACGCCTTGCGCTTGGCGCGCACGGAGATCCAGAAGGCGCACGCGCTGGCGACCGATAAGGTGCTGATGAATTCGCCATGGGTCGAGAAGGAGCAGGTCAACCTGAGCGCGCAGCACCCGGAACCGGACATCTGTGACGATGTAACTTCGGGAGGGGAAAAAAGTGAAGGTGTCTATGAAAAGGGGACAATCGAGCTGCCATTGCATCCGAACTGCCTGTGCTTCAAGACGGCGGTGATGAAGCCGGAGAAGGAATTCACAAGCGAGATCAATGCCTGGCTGAAGGGCGGCGAATCGCAGATGATGGACGATTATGCGCGCTTCCTGGGCGTGGAAGGTGATGAAGTGACGAGCACAAACTTATCGAACGACAGTTCCCTGCTCATGCTGGGGGTCTGGTTGTTTGGGGAGGCGTTGAAGTTATGATCGCACGGTACTTGCAGTTGCCGGTGGACGCTTTCGCACGACGTCAGCATTATATCGACCACATCGCGCCGGTATGGAATGCGTTGAAGAAGGAAATGCGCGGGAAGTTCTACATCCCGGCACACCTGGAGACTTACGCGCTGGCGAAGGGCATAGAGAACCTGGTCATCGCGCCGAAAATCGGGCATGACGTGATGAATGTGTTCCCGGACGGACTGGGCCCGATCATCGTGGCCGCATACGGCGACATGATCTTCGCGGTGCGCAGAGTGCCGCAACGGACGATCATATTCATGGAGCACGGCGTGGGGATCACATTCGGGAAGCATCCGGGTTACGCAGGCGGGGGCGGGACGCGCAAGCGCATCGACCTGTTCCTGAACCAGAACGAGCGCGTGCAGGCTTTGAACCAGAAGGCTTTCCCGAGGACGCCGGGAGTGGTAATCGGGACGCCGAAGCTGGATGCGTTATCTGCGAAAAAATACCAGGACACCAATGGAAAGAAACCGGTGGTGTGCGTGTCATTCCACTGGAACGGGGTGGAAGTCACGCCGGAAGCGGGGAACGCTTTCAGGCATTTCGCAGGCATCCTGCCCGAGCTGGCGAAGCGCAAAGACTTCAAGCTGATCGGGCACGGGCATCCGCGTTACCGTTTTGTGCTGGACAGTTTCTATTATGAAAACGGCATCGAGGCGGTGTGGGACTTCGAGGAAGTGATGCGGCGCGCGGACGTGTATGTGAACGACAGTTCCAGCACGCTGTATGAGTTCTGCATTACGGGCAAGCCGGTGGTGATCCTGAACGCGCCGGAATTCCGCAAGCATAAGCAGTGGGGCGTGCGCTTCTGGGATTACACGGACATCGGGCCGCAGGTGGACGACCCGGCTGATTTACTGGAGGCAATCCAGAGCCAGGTCAGAGCGGCGAAGGGCGGGGAGGATCCCTACGCAAAGGCGCGCAGGAAGGCGGTGCGGGAGTTGTATCCGCACCGGGGCCGGTCCGCGAAACGGGCGGCGCGCGCCATCGAGGAGTTCACCGGGCGCAAGCTGCCAGAGATGCGCAAAGTCCAGAGCCGGAAAGGGGAGTCGCTTGGGATCATCTACATGGCATTCGGGCAGCCAGCCGTGGAAGGGGTGATGAGTTCGGTCAATTCTCTGCACAGGCTGGGGCTGGACATCCCGGTCTGCATTGTGGGCGACACGCCGGTGAAGGGCATGCAGTTCGTGAGATGGCCTGGCGAAAGCCCGTTCGACCCGAAATGCGCGCAAAATTTCCAGTTCAGGGCCGGGCGGATCAAGCCGGGACTGTGCGAGCTGACGCCTTTCCAGCGCACGCTGTACATCGACGCGGACACGGAGTTCATGTCAAAGAAAATTGTGGAGGGCTTCCGCTTCCTGGATGATCACGACATCGCGCTGGCGAAAGAATTGCTGACGATTGGAAAGCTATACAACAAACCGCGGGCAGGCTGGGAGATCAATATCCAGGAACGGGACGCGACGATCGAGTTCCTGGGCGGGGACCCGGACACGCATTTCCTGAACAGCGGGGTGCTCTTCTTCCGCAAGTGCCCGGCAGTGCAGAAGGTGTTCAAAGCCTGGGGCGAGGAGTGGCGCGTATGGCAGCAATGGGACGAGCAGCTCTCGTTGATGCGGGCGCTGTATCGCTACCCGGTCAAAATCAAGTATCTGGAGGTAGACTGGAACCATCCGCACCGCGACCAGGCGAAGATCATTTTCCACAACTACGGCAGGGGACCAGTGAGGAGCAATGTTGAATCAGTTACGGCATAAGCACCCCGGCGAGACATGCTGGATCGTGGGCAAGGGGCCGAGCCTGCGGTATTTGCGCGCGAGCCACTTTGGAGCGGGTCCGGTGATCGCGTTGAACGATGCGATTGCGGCTGTACAGGAACTGGGCCTGAGCAATAAGCTCTATTCGCTCCAGAAGGACGGGCAGCTGGAATTCATGGTCGAGCCGTTTGAGCATGTAATACTCATTTTACAGGACACGCCAAAATACTCAAGAGAATATTTCCAGGAGCATCCGCACAGGATACTGGTCGATCCAATCCTGGATTTAGGCTTCGACCACGTCCAAGTATTGGCGACCAGGATGGCGATCGAGATCGCAAAACAGATGGATTGCGCTGAGATAAGAATGATGTGCTGCGACAATCTGATGACGGGTGCGCTGGAAACCTATGATTGCCGGACTGAAACATCCGCAGTGACCGGGGCGGCGCACTGGTACAAAGAAACCAAGTCCTATATCCTGGCTGACCTTGAAAACATCCAGCATGAATTCGTCCTTCCGACGATGGACATCGAGCGCGAGAATATGCGGAACTTGCATGGAGATAATACAAGATGAAATTCTTGCAAATCTCCGTCCCAAAGGCTGGCACGCACTTGTTCGAAAATATGACGCTGGCGCGCACGGCGAATTTGCCCCTTGTTTTCGGAGGCATATCGCAATTATTTCCAAGCCAGGCAGAAATAGAAACACGCTTTCATAACCTTGAAAATAACGGGCGATACAAAGCACATCTGCCCTACTTCGACGGAGTTGAGAGATTGCTTGAACAATTCGACAATGTCATTTTTATTTTGAGAGATCCGCGCGACATCATTGTGTCAATAGCCTATTTCATAGAGAACTTACCTACCAGCGTATTCAATTGGAACGTCAACGGAAAACCACTTTCTGAGCACAAATTATCTTATCGGATCGATTATCTGATCGACAATATGGCGCCAGTATTTGCCCGCTTCGATCCCTGGTTAGATGTGAAAAATATTGAAGTATTTCATTATGAAGATCACTATCTTTTTCCAAGAGAGACCTATCAACGCCTGGAGAAAATGGGCTTTGGTATGGCTTCTGAACTGGAAGAACGCGCAAGCAACAAGGCGTATACATTCAGGGTTGGCAGCATCGAAAACTGGAAGACAGAATTCAGCACAACCCAGAAATACAGAGCGCAGGAAAACTTTGGCAACATTATCGAGAGATGGATGTGGAACTGAAATGCTAAAAAATATTTTCACTAACATCTATACCAGGAACTACTGGAGAAGCAAGGAAACGCCCAGCGGCGGCGGTTCGGAGATCTTGCGTACCAAGGCCATCCGCTCGCAGTTGGTGGATATGTTGCGCAGTTTGCGCGTGCGCAGCATGCTGGACGCGGGCTGCGGAGATTGGAACTGGATGGGCAGGATCGACTTTGGAGAGATCGAGGTGACGGGCTGCGATATTGTCGAAGCGGTGGTGGCACAAAACCGGAAGAAATACGGCAAGCGGTTTTTCGTGGCGGATATCACAACTGATCCGTTGCCGATGACTGACTTGATCCTGTGCCGCCTGGTGCTGAACCACCTGTCGTTTGCGAACATCGAGAAGGCGCTGAAGAATTTCAGCGCAAGTGGCGCGGCGTATATGCTCATCACTCACTATCCAAACGAGACACAAAATATTGAAAAAAAAGACGGCGATTGGCGTCCATTGAATTTTTGCCTGCCACCGTTCAATTTGATAGAGCCATTGGATACGATTGCCGAAGAGAACAGCTACCTGACTTTGTGGAGGACGATATGAGCGTAGTCGATTACGAACTGGTATTCGCCAAGGTGCCATCCTGGACATCCATCGCCGAGCGGGAAGTGCTGGCGCGGCTGGCCGAGCAGGTGCCCGCGGGCGGCACGATCGTGGAGATCGGCGCGCTATACGGCGGGATGACGATCGTGATGGGGCAGGCCAACCCGGAAGCATGGATCACTGTGATCGACAACTTCAGCTGGACGCCCATCCAGGAACGGCCTGCCAGCAAGGCGGAACTGCTGCGTAACACGACCGAATTCGGAGTGACGAAGGTGGATGTGCTGGAAGGCGACAGCCGCGAGATCGGGCGCACATGGACCACGCCCATTGACCTGCTATGGATCGACGGCGGTCATAGTTTCGAGTTTGTGCGCGCTGACCTGGAGAACTTTGCGCCATGGGCGCAGGTGGTAGCGTTGCACGATTATGATAACCAGTTCTGGCCGGACATCCGCCGGGCCGTGGAAGAGTTCATGCAGACGCATGACGGCTGGGAAATCGCGGAAGTGGTCGATATGGTGGTCGTGTTGCGCTCCGCCGCTCAGGATGGGCATAAATGACCGTACAGGGCGATATTGCTGACGTTTTGCAGGCGAACACGGCGCTGATGGCCATCCTGACCGGGGGCGTCTATGAACAGGACGACGTGGGCGAGATCTCTCGCCAGGATACGCCCAGCGCCTTCGATGCCAATGGTGAGCTGAAGCCATGCGCGCTGATCGCAGAAGGCACAGAGTTGCCGCGCGGCGGGATCGATGACGACGATAGCGGCATGAGCGTGCAGACGCCGGTGAATATCTTTTTCTACGAGCGCACGGGCTACAGCAATATTGCCGCGGCAATGACGGCCAGCTTCGCGCTCTTGAACCGGAAGAAGATCGGCTCCGCCACCTGGCGCGTGGAGTACGAGAATTCGATCAAGAACCAGAAAGACCAGGCGCTGAACGCCAGCCTGGGCGTGCAGAGATTTATGGTTGTGCGTTTGCGATAGCGCTTCAACTGCGCTACGCTCCGCTCAGCGAGGAGAAAGTTATGACCAAGAAAATGATCCAGGTTCGGTATGTCGGGCAGAGCACGGTGCGGATCATCCAGCCGTTTATGTGGGACCCGCGCAACGACTATATTGAGGCTGTGCCGCTGGAGAAGGCGGCAGAGCTGGTGACATATCCGGGCCAGCAGTTCGAGCTGGTAAACCCGGCAGAAATGCCGGAAATCGTTTCGTTCGTTGAGGGCGACAGCCGCCCTGTCGAAGAGTTGAAAGCGAAGGGTAAGCGTAAGAAGCGCCCTTCGACCACACTCCCTGGCGGTCGTTCCGCTCAGGGAGACAAATAAGGAGTAACAAATGAGTGCACCAAACCCAAGTTTCCCGTTCGGTCTACAAGAAATTGTCGTGACCGACATCACGGGCGCGACTCAGGTCGCGCTGCCAGCTTCCAACCGGTTGATGGTGAAAGAACGCTACCAGACCGGCGAGGCCACCGGAGATGACGCTTTGCAGGCCATCGCGTCCACACTCCTGGCTGTCGATTGGGAGATGGAAGCCAAAGGCATCAGCCTGGAGGCCAAGGCCATCATCACCGGACGCACGCTGACCACCACGGGCTCGACCCCCAACGAGGTCAAGACCATGACAGGCAGCGGCGGCACGCGCCTGCCGTACTTCAAGATCTACGGCAAGAGCCTGGGCGATGGCATCGACGACATCCACATGCTGCTGTTCAAATGCAAATGCACCGAGGGCGCTGAAGAGACGCTGCAATACAGCGAATTTGCAGGCCCCACTTATAAGGGCATTGCCGTGGACGATGGCGTGAACGGCGTTTTCGATATCGTGATCAATGAGACCGCTGGCGACCTTCCGAGCAGCTAATGGCAGACACAAAACGGATCGATCAATCGCAGGCGGCGAAGCGTAAGAACTTAGCCGAATGGCGCGCCAGCCGCCTGCACGAGATCGACGACCTGCCCAGCGGACTGCCGATCACCGTGAAGGACGTGAGCCTGCAAGACCTGGTGATGATGGACGGGGTCGAGATCCCGAACACGCTGCTCGACATGATGTTCGATAACGACTCGAAGCAGGCCAAAGGCGCGGAAGATGCGCTGGACGACAGCGAAGTGGTGCTGAAGATGATGCGCAGCAAGGCTGAGTTCAACCTGATGTTGAACGCGATGGTCAAGGTCTGCATGGTATCGCCACAGATCGGCGAGACGGCGGACGATGAGCACATCACGCTGGACGAGCTTACGTTTGCAGACAAGATGCACATCTTCAACTTCCTGAACCGGGAGGTGCAGGCGCTGCGTCCCTTTCCTGACCAGGCTGACGCTGAGACGG